GACATATGTATTATGCCATGTCAGCTATTATAGGTGGTATGTTTACAATTATAGTTATACTATTTCAAAAACTTTAACTCTAAGGTCTTTATGGCTAGAAGAAAGAAAGCGGTTACAGGACTTATTAATGAACTTGCGGCACAACTTAATCTTGCCAAAGATCCTAATATCCTTGTGTTTACGCCACTTGGTGGACTTGGACCAATAGATATTGTGACTTTAAATATGACAACAGGTGAGTATAATGCTTATGATGTTAAGTCTAAAAATTATAGAAAAAATGAATCAAAAACTATTCCTAAAGATGGATATAAAAGAAAGATGGCAGGAACATTTATATCTAGAGGATCAACTAAAGAACAAAAGAAATTAGGAGTGAAAATAATATACGAATGAAATTATCAAGAAATTTTACATTACAAGAATTAATTAAATCAGATACTGCAATTAGAAAAGGTATAGATAATAATCCTAATGCAGATCAAATAGAAAAACTAAAAGAACTTTGTGAAAAAATTTTACAACCAGTTAGAGATCATTTTGGCAGAGTTAAAGTAACTAGCGGATTTCGTAGCGAAGAGTTATGTATGGCTATTGGTAGCTCAGCTAATTCACAACACGCAAAAGCAGAAGCAGCAGATTTCGAAGTAATGGGTACAGATAATGCTGAGTTAGCTGATTGGATATATAAAAATTTAGATTATGATCAACTTATTTTAGAATATTATAAAGTAGGTGAGCCTAATTCTGGGTGGATTCATTGCAGTATTTGTGATAAAAATCCGAGAAAGCAATTTCTTCATGCTTATAGGTCTGAAGGTAAAACAAAATATAAACCAATAATAGGAAAAGCAAAAGATTTGGTATGATACACTTATTAAAATTATTTAATAATCCTTTAACAAAAATGGCTATCAATAAAGTATCAAGTCATTTTCAACACAAGGCAGAGAAAACTAAAATTATAAGAGCAGCAGAAATAGAAGCTGCTAAAACAGTTTCAGTTGAACAAATTAAACAACAAGAAAACTCATTTAAAGATGAGTGGTTAGTTATTTTTTTTACAATTTTAATGGCTTGTCATTTCATACCTTACACTCAAGATTCTATGCAAAGAGGTTGGGAGATACTTGAGTATGCTGATCCTATGTTTTGGTACATTATATTAACAATAGTTGGTGCATCATTTGGTGTAACTACTATGAACAAAATTAAAAAGAAATGACAATAGCAGCATTTGATCCTGCGTTACTAGGTAATTATTATGAGCCTAAATATCTTTTACATTTTCAATGGAAAAATTCTGAAACTAAAATTTATAGATATGCTTTAGTAGAAGAGATAGATATATCTAAAATAGATCACAGATTAAAATCAAAACAAGATGAACAAGGATTAACTCAAAAACAAATATGGGAGAAAAAATATAAATGAAAAATATATCTAACTCATATTCACAACAATACAGTAAAAAGGTAAGTATGTTATCTCAACAAACTGGTAAGAAAAAAAAGAAAAAGAAATATAAGAAGAAGAAGTAATGGCTCGTCAAAAATTTACACACTTTGTACCTAGAGAAAAACCTAAGAAAAGAAAAGGTGTGCATAAAAAAACTCAAAATAAAAATGAAAAGAGACAAAGAAAACAAACAAGATATAAAGGTCAAGGTAGATAATTATGGAGTATGCCTATATGAATTATTATTTTACAGCTACATTAATTATTTTATTTGTACTTCTTGCCTTTTTTGGAGGACCACCTAGATGAAAGTAAGTGAAAACACATCTGTTGCTATGCCAATCAAAAATATGATTGGAATTATTATTGGTGTTGCTATGGGTATATTTGCATATACAGAATTGACTTCGAGAATACAAAGTCTGGAGACATCAAGAGAATTATTCCAAGCTGATCTACTTAAAAAATCTGAACAAAAACCTACAGACCAAGAACAATTCATGCTTCTGGAACATATAGCAGAGCAAGTAGAAAATATCCAAGCAGAGATGGAAACTATGAGAAATAATAATGTCAATATTACTTATGCAATGAAAGATATAGAAAAAATTAAAGAACAATTAGAAATTATAAAAGACAAGGTAAGAGCAAATGGAAGTTACTAATGATTGAAACAGTTGTAGCTTTGTTATTAGTAATTAATTCTGAAATTAAAGAAGCTCGTATTCAACAAGATTTAAGTACCTGTCTTAAAGGTAAGCGTCTGGCAATGCGTGAAGTTAAAAATGATAATATAGCTTATCAATGTATTAAAACAAAAGCAGAGTTAGAAAAAAATATTGATGGATCTTTTTCAATAAAAAAGTTAATAATTAAATAATGACTATAAGAAGAACTACCAAAGGTAAAAACGCAAACTACAGACCTACAAAGTCTGGAGCTGGTATGACCGCTAAAGGTGTAAGAGCTTATCGAAGAGCAAATCCTGGTAGTAAATTAAAAACAGCAGTAACTGGCAAAGTAAAACCAGGATCTAAAGCTGCTAAAAGAAGAAAAAGTTATTGTGCTAGATCATTAGGTCAGTTAAAAAGATCGTCAGCTAAAACTAGGAATGATCCTAACTCAAGAATAAGACAAGCAAGAAGAAGATGGAAATGTTAGATAAAGTTATATACAAAATTTGTGATTGGATTGACAATCAATTTAAAAAAGCAGAAAATCTTTTCACTATGGATTTTACTAACTTTAGTAAAAGAAATAAAAAAAAGTGTAAGTGTGGCAAAAAATAAAACTTGGAACAAAAGCAAAAATAGAGAGTTTATCTGTGGATATTGTACATGGTGCAAGAAAGAACTATTGAATACTATGGGTGGATGGATTATAACTCACAAGAGACAATACTTTTGCCATGATGGTAAAGATAGATCTTGTTTTGATCTGTATTGTAATATAAAACTAGAACAACAACAGGAGAATGACAATGCCAGGACACTATGGAAAAGCAAAAGGTAAAAGTAAGCTAACAGCTAAACAAAAAACTTTACCACCTTTTTTAAAAAAAAAGATAATGAAGTCTAAATCTAAAAAGAAAAAGTAATGGCTAAACTTTGTGCTAAAGGTAAAGCTGCTGCTAGAAGAAAATTTAAAGTATACCCATCTGCATACGCTAATATGTATGCAAGTGGTGTATGCTCTGGCAGAATAAAACCTAAAGGTACTAGAAAAAAAAGAAAGTAATGTCTAAAGGTTTACGATCTTGGGTACAAGCTAACTGGGTAGACATCGCCAATAGAAAAAAAGGTGGTGGCTTTCCTAAGTGTGGTCGTAGCAAAGGAGAAAAAAGAAAGAACTATCCTAAGTGTGTACCTGCTGCTAAAGCTAGATCTATGTCTGCAAGTCAAAGAGCTGCTGCAGTGTCAAGAAAAAAGAAAGCTGAAAGAAAAACTAGAAAAAATAAAAAACCTAACTACGCAAGAACTTAATCAATAAGTTTCTCAAACTCTTGCCATAACGATTGCTCTGGAGACCAAAATCTTTTTTGATCTCTTTTCATTTCAATAGAATGTAAAACTGTGGTATGATCCTGTCCAAAATATCTACCTATATCTGTTAGGTTCATGTGATATTTTTCATACAATAAATTATGAATTACATTTCTAGCTCTAACTATATCTGTAGTTCTACTTTTATTCATTAAAGTTTCTTTATGTACTTCAAAATGTACGCACACTTTATTAATAATACTTTGAACATCAGATGGTTTAGGTTTTGTAATCTTGTAACCAATAATCTTTTTTACATTACTGTCTTGTATCTTTTCTTTTTGCAAGACATTTGCTGCATATAAAAATCCTTCCGAGAACCCTACCTCATATAATCTTTCTTCTTGGTTCGTAAGAAGGTAAAATGCTTTCTTAACTTTGTATATAAAATTATTTTGGTCTAAGTGTTTGATGTGTTTATTATAATGTGTGCTTACATTTATGGTCATAGATCCCCTACAGATTTCTTTGTTTTTTTTATCAATGTAAATTAATGAGTGTTATGCTCTCATTAATTCTTCTTTTGCCTTCTCTATTTTCCAAATAAGTCTATAAGAATCTTTCTGATACTTATTTACTTTCCTCTTGGCTTCCAGGAACTTCTCATGTTTCTTCTGTTGAAGATCCCTGTACTTTTGAAGGCGAGTTTTTAACTCGTTCATCTTTCTCCTTTTTCACTTTAGTAAAGTCTAATTTAATATTCTCAACTTTACATTCTACATACTCACCCTGTGCGTTTGGGTCGGCAGCTTTCTCCACTTCATCAAATCTTTCAACCAGTTGAAAACTAGCTTCGCCAGATTTAATTCTTAAATACTTAGTCATTTTTATCTCTTTTGTCTATATCTTTTTTGTGTAGATTAAAGGTCATGTCATTGTAGATAGATAGGTCATGGTAGTTATCTGCCTTATAACCCTTGGTACTTCTAAATAATTTAAGTGTCATCATGATTTGTCCTACTTGATATGGTCTTAGTTTTTTCTTTAAGTTACCTGCTAATATTAAAGTAAATAGGTCAGCAAGTATAGTAAAATTGTATTGGTAATCCCCATAATCTTTTTGACGATCACTAACTATTTTCTTTTTAATCTCTTTATCTATGTCTGTTATCTTCATAAGGTTTAAAGGCGTGGCAAGGAAAAAACAATTAAGGGAGCCTTAGCAAAGAAAGGAAAGATGCTAATATGATTGACCCAAAAAAACCTCGCCACACCATTGAACTACAATTCTAAATTAGTAGTTGTAGTTAGTTTTATTATATGCTGATCCTTGACCTTTTGCAAACCTGTTATTGTTAGGTGCAAAAGATTGCTGCGGTCCTCTCGGCTTTGCAGATGATGGACCAGTATTTGATGGTGTAAGGACTACATTGATAATGCCTGTAGGATTACCTTGTTCATCCATATCATCAAATCCTGCTTGGTTGTACCAATTTTCTCCAATTTTTACACCTATTCGCCAGGTTTTACCCTCTGGTGATTTTGGATTAATAGGTGCAACAAAACTTGGTCTGTTGTCTCCTGCTTGTTTGTCTTGGTTATGTGTAAGTTTTATATATATCTTATCACTCATATTATATTACTCCTTGTTGGTTTAGTTTAGTTTCATGTGTTTCATACAAATCTGTGATCTGTCTGTACACACGAACATTATTATTAGGATCAAATAAGCCAGGATTTTCTTTTCTAAATTTCCTAAGAGCATAAATATCATTAATAGATTTTATAACATCTCTTACTTGATTCATATCAATGTCCATATCGACATTGGCATGAGCTGTACCACTTGGTTTTTGTTGTGGAATTTCTTTTTCTTGAGGTTGTGAAAACTCTTCTTTCATTTGTTCAACATATTTACTGTCATCAAATTTACCTAAGAATACATCAGCACTCATGCCTAAATGACTAAATGCTTTTGTCATTGCATCTGTCATAGCTTTTTTGGGTGCTTCATCATCAAGTTTGTTATCTCTTTTAGATAAATTTTGTACTGAACATACTGGTCCATATTCATGCCATTCATCAGTAAAATATTTAAT